TTTATGAACGCTGCTTTAGAAGCTGCAAGAAAAACTGTTGCACAATTAGGTCCCTCTACAAAGAAAGTTTCTGACCAATTTGCTAGATTTTCAGCATCAACAGGTAATTTAGCTAATTCTATAGGTTCAGTTATTTCTCCACTTATTGGAAATATGGCAGATGCTATAAGTGATATGATAGATAACATTACTCAAAGTGAATTAGAAAAATTTATTACAACTTTAAGGAATATTGGTGCTGAAGTTAAAGGTTTAAATACAAATTTTTTAAATTACCTATTTCTTGTTGTTTTATCAGTAGCAATTGTTGCTTCACTTCAAACAGTAGGTATTATTCTGGTCTTAAGCATGCTTCTGATACCCGCTGCTGCATCAAAGCAAATAACAGACACTTTTGTGTCTTCAATCTATATAAGTATTATTTTTGGAATTATTTTTGAATTTTTTTC